AAAGACTAAAGAGTCTAAGTTTACAAAAACAAGGATATCAAGATTTAGATGAATGGGTAAAGATATATACTGATTCTTTAATAGCAAATGCAGTAGCACAAGAATATTTATCTAAAGTAGTTGCTACAACAACACAAATAAATCAGCAAACAAATTTATTAGCTGAAATATCAAAAGGCTATGTTGATATTGCTAAAAAAAGAAGAGAAGCTGAAGGGCAGCAAATATTTGATCCATTAACTGGTGCTGATTTAACAACTACAATATTAGGCGGATTACAAACCGCAGAAGAAAATCTTAATAAAGATTTTAAAGAGCAAAAAGTTATTGTAGATAGTTTATGGAAAACATTAGATAGGTATAAAAAGTCTGCTGCTGATGCGACTAAAGAAGCAATAAACTTTTTTAGAGAAACAAAGGATGGCAAAGGTGGTAAAAATGAATTTACATTAGGAATAGATCCTCAAGAATTAGATGCTGCATTTAATTTAGACAAAATTATATCAAGCATTACAAAATATGGTAATGCGTTATTAGATACAAATAAATCAGTTGAAGAAAGAAAGAATGCATTAAAAGAATTAGTTGGTATAAATTCAGAAGTATTTAGTGGGTTAAGTTTAGAAACATCAGCTACACTTACAAATAAAAATGCAATAGAATCATATCTTAGGTCTTTAGAAGTACTAAGAAAAGAAAAAGAATTTAATGCAAGAGCATCTCAATTAAATGCAGACTTTTTAAAAGCAGAAATAAAGGTACAAGAACAAGCAGCAAAAGCTGAAGAAGATAGATTAGAAAATCTCATAAAACTAACTTATGCTCAAGATAATTTAGGTAATTCTACTGATAAAATTGTAAAAAATAATAATAAATATTTAGAACAATTAGCGGAAATTCAACAAATTAATGAAGGTGTAATTCAAGATTTAACAAAAGGATTAAATTTAGAAGGAGCATATAATAAAGCAATAGAAAATTTATTAAGATTTGGTGAATTTACTAAAAAGACTTCGGCAGATATTGTAAGAAATTTAAGATTTTTACAAGAACCATTTGAGGGGTTGTTTACAACAATTTTAGAAGAAGGAAGTGCTAATTGGAGGACTTTTGCAGATGATGTAATAAAGCAAATAAGAAGAATAACTGCATCTTTATTATCAAGAGCTTTAATAAATGGTATAGCATATTTGCTTAATTTAGCAACTGGTGGAGCTGCTGGAATTGTAAAAGCTGGATTAAAGGGTGTTTCAACGGCTGCATTAGGTGACTTTTTAAGTTCAACACCAGGAGCGGCTAATTTTAGCGGCATACAAGGCGGTCCAATGCAAATGGCTGGTGCGGTTAATTTAACTTTGAGAGGTAGTGACTTGGTGGCATCAATAAATAGAACAAATACAACAATTAACAGAGTTGGCTAAAGCAGTAAAATATAGAGTAGAATTTTTTAGCAAAGAAGGAACTTTGTGCCAAGTTGACTTTCGTTATGAAGGTTATACTGCTGGTATAGTATATTATTTAGATGGTGGTTCAAAACCATTTGTATTAAGAGAGTTTAATACTGATGATAATTTATTTAAACCAATTAGACCACTTCTTGCTGAAATACAAATAGTAACTAATTCATCATCTGTTAGCATAGATGATTTTTTGGCTGACCAAGATACTGATATTGAAGTAAGATTTACGTATAATAGTGTTATTTATTGGAGTGGATTTGTTCTTCAAGATGATTTTCAAGAAAGCTATGAGGACCAAAATCATATATTAACAATAACTGCAACAGAGGCATTAGGTTCATTAAAAGACAAAAGCCTAACAAATAATGGTGCTGAGATACTTGATATGTCAACACCATTACAATTTATTGAGTATTGTTTACAAGATACTTCTAAGCCACTTACAAATTATACAATAGTTAATAACTTGTATCATACAAGTATGTCAACTACACTTCCTGACACATCTTTAAGTCAGGCAAAGTTAGATCCAAGAACATTTGAAATATCACCACGAGAATACGAAAATTGTTATACTGTTCTCGAAAGAATAAACACATCATTTAATCAGACGATATTCCAATATGAAAATAGATGGTATATAAATAGATTAGAAGATTTATATACAAATGGTAACATCAGAGGTTATGATGTTATCAGTACAGTAACAACAACATTTAATAGAAGATTTGATATTGAGGTTGGTGAAAATAGTGAAGTGAAACCGATTGCACCACAAATGCTTAGGTTTATCAATCGTAAACCTAAAGAAACAATAGTAAGGTTTAATTTTGAAAGACTTGCAGAGGTAATAAAAAATAGTTCATTTTCAAGAGGAGCTATAACTGCAACATTACCTACTCAAAAAGAATATGAGATTGATAATTGGACTTTAATTAGTGGTAATCCAATCAGTTATTCAACAAGTGCTGATGGCACTTCTGTTAGAATAGAAACATATCAATCAAATATTGGTCCTATTATAGATAATTATATAACAGTTCCACAAACATTTAATGCATCTACTGGTAATAACCAAGCTATAATGTCAGAGCCAATAGATGTAAACTTTGGTGAAAAAATTAGGATTAGTGCAGAGACTAAATATAATATTGAATTTACAAGTGGATCTGCTGCCTTTCCACAAGCTACATTTTATGTTTATTTAGATGGTAATGCTGGTACAGACTATTTACTTGATGAAAATGGTCAATGGAAAACATTAACATCAATTTGGGCAGTAGAATTGCCATACAAAGAATCTGACAATATTATAGCTGCTGATTGGAATACAATAGAGGTAGAAGCAGAGCCTTTACCTGATAATGGTGTATTAAAAGTATTTTTAATATGTCCAGAACTACCAACAATAGGTAATCAAGTTAGGTATTTTAAAAACTTTGAATTTGAAATACTTAATAGAATTGATGGTTTTCAAGTAGGTTTAACTGCGGTTGAGTGTAAGTTTATTAAAACTAATGATATTAAGTTTAATAATAATTACGATTTATATATAAGTGATTTTATATCAGAATCATATAAAGGTTTGATATACGAAAATGATGGTACAACACCAACTGATTTTGAATGGTATAGATTTAGATATAGTGGTGAAAGACAATCATTTAAAAAACAAAACGCAATATCTTATTGGTCACACAATAGATATGATAGAGATAGGGTAGATGCAAGTTTTTATGGGTTAACTTGGAATGATGCTGGTACTGCACGAACAATAGGATTACTTAATACTATTAAACTTGTTGATGATTTGCCTAACAAAATATTTTACATATCTAATCTAAAAGAAATTGATTTTTATAATGCAACTTGGAGTTGTACTATGGAAGAGATTTGGGATGAGTCAAGAGATGGTGCAGCTGGTCCAAATAGATCATTAACATTAAATACAAGAACTGGAACATATAATAATATTACAACTGTTCCCTATAATGCTTCAACAAATGTTGACTTTGTAGTTGCGGCAAATAATCTTATTATTTATCAAGGTGCAGAGCCAATAACAGAAAGTTTAACAATTAGCTTGAGTGGAAATTTTATTTCATATATTGGTGCAACACCTGTTCTTGTAGAGTTTTATGTAAAGCAAAATGGTACAACAATTAAGACACAAGCATTTACAATTAGCGGTGCTGCTCCTTTCCCATTCACAGTTAACCTATCACCAACCGGCACTTATACAATCAACCCTAACGACCAATTTGAGGTAAGTTTTGATGCGACTGAGGTAGGTAAGGATATTACTTCTATTCAGTTTACAAGTGGTACATTTAATGTAAGCAGTTATAACGTACCAAATACTTTAAACTACGATAATTATATTGAAAAATATATATACAAATAATGGCAGATACATTAAAAGCGGAAGGGTTAGTTATAGCAGCTATGGGTACTGGCAATAATGTCTATCCATTTGCTTGTGCAACTAATTCTTCTATTACAATAAGTGGTGAGACATTAGAGATAGCTACTATTTCTAATAACTCATTTAGGTCGTTTGTAAGCGGTAGGCAGTCATTCACGGTTAGTGGGTCTGGACTCGCAAAAATGACCGAAACAAGTATGAATGGTATTAATTTTTTTGATAACTTTATAACTGGTACGAATACAAAATTTAAGTGCTTTTTAGACTTAATTGACAATCAGAATAACTATCAGTCTTATGAATTTTATGTAATTATTACATCACTTACATTAGACTCTACTTATGGCTCTTTCCCTACATACTCTTATACTTTACAAGGAGCAAGTCCTATAACTGATACACTTATTAGGGATCAAGATGTTGTGGCAAGTGGTAAGGTTACCGCTGCGGCTGGTTCTGAACCTGGAGGCATTTACAAACTTGTGGCGGTTGGTTATGGTGGCAAATGGTATTTTAACTACACAGTTACTCTTGATGGAGCAACCCCAATAATTAACTTGGGTAGTGCATTAAACGGAACGACTGTAACACACGCATATACGGCAATATAAAAATCAATAATATGAAACAAATGATGGAAAATGTAAAGACAAGCCTTTTTGGTGCGGTAGCTGGACTACCTATGATTTGGGAAGGCGCAATGGCTAATGATTGGAAAATGGTCTTAGCTGGTCTTGGAATGCTTTTAGTGGGCATTTTTGCAAGTGACGCTAAAAAGTAAGAGATGGAGCAAGGGGTGATTGTGACGATAATTATTCAGACTATTGCATTTGCAATGGCATTGTCGAAGATGTTTACGGATATGAAGATTAAGCTTAGAGAACTTGATCTTCGTGTCCGCACCCTTGAAAAGAAGGAAGATGAGATTGGAGAGAAATTGGGGAAGATTTTTGACGCTTTGCAAGACATAAAATTGGAATTAAAAGATAAAGCAGATAGATTATGATACCAGAATTTAATTTAATGCCCATTCGCCAAGGAGATACATACGTTCTCCCTTTGTCATTTTGGGAGGATGAGTGCGAGACCACCGCTTTGGATGTCACCACTGATGTATTTAAGCTAATGGCTAAAAATAGTGCTGGTGTCACACAATTTACTTGGGATAATGGTGCATTTGTAGTTGGTCAGCCAAATGAACGCACAGTTACTTTGACTGCTGCTACAACGGCTGGTTATACTGCTGGGGAGTACAAGTACGACCTACAAGTAACTACCGCAACTGGGACTTATACTTGGATGCAAGGTTACATACAAGTACAATCGCAAATAACATCATAATGGTTATTAAGGTTAGTTATACAACAACGCAGCCTATTATTAGGGTTACGGACACATCAAGCAATATAATTGTGAAAGTTGTGCCTCCAAGTCCTATTTATATTAAGGCTGGTAGCAATGGTGGAGGAGGAGCAGTTGACTCGGCTCTTACTTTGCTTCAATATGTCCGCAACCAAAGTGGTGCTACAATGACCAAAGGTACGGTTGTCTACATAAGTGGAGCAACGGGCAATACTGCAACGATTAGCAAGGCTATTGCCACAACCGATGGCACATCTGCGCAAACACTTGGATTATTAAAGGATGATATTACAAACAACGGCTTCGGATATGTTGTAGTGTTTGGTAAAGTTAGTGGACTTAACACAAGTGCCTATGACGAAGGCAATCAATTATATTTATCTCCAACGGTAGCTGGGGGTTACACAACCACTAAGCCTTATGCTCCTTATCATTTGGTGTATATAGGGATTATTACAAGATCACATCCCAATCAAGGGACTATTGAGGTAAGGGTGCAAAATGGTTATGAGATGGATGAGTTGCACGATGTGGCGGCTCAAAACCCATCGGATGGTGATGTGATACAATATGTGGCAAGTACGGGATTATGGACAAAGACTTCATCAATTAATTTTGGTACCTGGTGAGAATAAACAAATCACTCATAACATATATCCCAACGAGTGGTGCTGGTAGTGGTACGGTCACCTCCGTAGCAATGACCGTGCCAAGCGGTGTATTTACAATACTTGGCTCACCAATCACTTCGAGTGGCACATTGCAAGTTGGGTTAGTCAATCAGTTGGCTAACACTGTGTGGGCTGGTCCAACAAGCGGTGCGGAGAGTGTGCCGACATTTAGATTATTAGTAAGCGATGACATACCTAACCTAAGTGCAAGTAAAATCACAAGTGGCACATTAGGAGTAGATAGAGGAGGTACGGGTGCAAGTACATTAACTGGTGTATTATTTGGCAATGGCACAAGTGCATTTACGGGTATTGCCTCGACAACGGCTAACCAAATGCTAAGGGTCAATAGTGGGGGGACTGGGTACGAGTGGTTCACACCTGACTACCTTAGTAACGTAATGACCTCACTTGGCGATATGATATATGGCAATGCAGTAGGATTGCCAGTAAGAAGGAGTGGGAATGTAACCACAACAAAAATGTTTCTCTCACAAACGGGTGATGGGACAAGTAGTGCTGCTCCAGTTTGGAGTGTAGTTACGGCAAGTGATGTGGGAGGTGTGCCAACGAGTAGGCAGTTAACTATAAATGGTACAAGTTATGACCTTTCGTTAGATCGCAGCTGGAGTGTAGGAACAATCACATCATTGACTGGTGAAGCAACTGCAAGTGGAACGGGTGCAGTAGCGGTAACGCTTACAAATAGTGCGGTTATAGGTAAGGTGCTAACTGGGTTAAATACAAGTGGTGGAGGAACGATAGTATCAACTGATAGTATCGTTGAAGCCTTTGGTAAAGTGCAGAACCAAATAACTGCTTTAGTAGGTGGGGTAATGTACGAAGGCACTTGGAACGCATCTACTAACTCTCCTACAATTACATCAAGTACTGGTAATAAAGGCGATTACTATGTTGTAAGTACGGCTGGTTCTACTACGATTGATGGCATTAGCGATTGGAAGGTAGGTGATTGGATAATATTTAATGGCTCTACTTGGCAAAAGGTAGATAATACTGATTTAGTAAGTTCGGTCAATGGTTATACTGGTGCAGTTGTTTTAACTACTTCAGATGTTGCAGAGGGAACGGCTTTATACTTTACAAACACAAGAGCGCAAAACGCAATCACTCTTACAACAAGTGGAACGAGTGGTGCGTCAACATATAGTGGAGGTACACTAAACATCCCTAACTATTCTTTAAGCGGTTTGGGTGGAGTTCCTACAACAAGAACTTTAACTATAAATGGAACGACTTTTGATTTGAGTGCGGATCGCACTTTTTCAGTAGGCACGGTGACAAGTGTGGCTCTTAGTGTACCAACGGGATTAAGTGTGAGTGGGTCTCCTATTACAACAAGTGGCACTCTTGCTATAAGTTTAGCGAGTGGATATAGCATCCCTACAACAACATCCCAAACAAATTGGGATGCTGCGTATAATGACAAGATTAATAGTGCTGCGGTAACGGGTACTACTACTAAAACCCTAACCCTCACGCAACAAGATGGCGGCACTATTACTGCCTCTTGGACTGATGATAATACAGATGCAGTAACAAGTGTATTTGGAAGGACGGGTGCGGTGGTTGCGACAAGTGGTGACTACACAACGGCTCAAGTGACTGAGAGTGGGAACTTATACTACTTAGACTCAAGAGCAAGGGCAGCGATAAGTTTGACAACAACGGGGTCGAGTGGCTCGGCAACATATAGTAGTAGTACGGGTGTACTAAACGTACCAACATATACGGCAAGTGGGTTGGGTGCAGTTCCAACAAGTCGCACAATCACAATCAATGATGTGGTGTTTGATTTGTCGGCAAATAGATCGTGGAGTGTTGGGGATTTTGGCACTTGGTAAGACGCATAGAGTTAAAATAAGATAATACAAGATATATGGCAAATACATTAAGATTTAAAAGGGGTTTAGCGAGTGGGATTCCTACGGCATTAGCTGGTGAGCCACTATTCACAACCGACACCTTTGATTTATACATAGGCAACGGAACGACTAACACTCGCTTCCAAAAGTACATTGCTTCGGGTGCGACTACGCAGATTCTAAGAGGTGATGGTAGCTTATACACGTTCCCTTTGGCGATTAGTTCACCTTCAAATGGGCAAGTGCTAAAATACAACGGCACATCTTGGGTGAATGATAGCGATAGTGGGATAACGGGTTCGCTAACAACGAACTATTTGCCTAAAGCGACGGGTGCGACAACGCTTGGGAATAGTTTGGTGTATGATAATGGAACGAATGTATTAATAGGCACAACAACTGCTCCAACATCAAGTGACGTAAAAATATTATTGAATAGTGCTGGAGGTTCATTTGTAGGATTTGGATTTAATGGGTTAGCTGGTTCTGCAATAGGTTCTACCGCAGCATCTAATATGGTATTTTTTACGGCAACTGGTTCTCTTGGTTCTGAATCATACACTGAACGTGCAAGATTTGATGCATCTGGAAATCTTGGACTTGGAGTAACCCCAGCAGCTTGGAGAAATTTATTTAACACTTTTCAAGTTGGTTATACTGGTGCTTTATATTCATTAACAGTTGCAAATGCAACAGAGCAAGTTAACTTAGCATCAAACTATTATCAAAATTCTGCTGGTAATGAATTGAGAATACAAGCTGGTTTTGCTACAAGGTATCAACAAGGTAGTGGATTACATATTTGGTCAACTGCTGCAAGTTCAACTGCTGGTAGTGGTATTACGTTTACTGAAAATATGCGTATTACTACCTTAAACAACCTCCACATCGGCACATTCAGTTCCGATTCGGGCGAGAAGCTACAAGTGGCTGGGACAATGAAGGTGACGGGGGCGAGTTACTTTTCGGATGTTGTTGGTATAGGTGGGTCATCTAATGCTTTTTATCCGTTAATTATATATAGAGCTACTGCTGGTGTAGGCTTACAAGTATATAACTCAACAACATATTCACAAATAAGATTGCAGTCAAGTGGAACAAATCAAAACTCATACCTAACATTTAATGGTACTGGAACTGGTAGAGCGATTATACAAGTTAATGATACAGATAGACTAACCATAGATACATCTGGCAATCTCGGTCTGGGTGTGACTCCGAGTGCGTGGAGGAGTGCTTATAAGGCTTTTCAAATTAATCCACAAGCAAGTTTAGTATCAAGTGGAGGGAACTTTTATTTAGGAGTTAACTGGTATCAAGATAGTGGAGTTGTTAATAGGTATATTGCTAATGGACCATCTGTGTTTTTTGGTTCTGATGATGGTGGGTCATATAGTTGGAGAATAGCCCCATCTGGCACTGCTGGAAACGCAATCACCTTCACCCAAGCAATGACACTTGATGCGAGTGGGAATTTAGGTGTGGGGGCAACAAGTCCTCAAGGAAAATTACATATTGCTCAAAGCTCAAGTGGTATTATATTTAGTCAAGATGGAACGACTGCTACAATAGTAGGTACAAATGCTGCTGGTACTGCTTCACAAGGATTATTTTTAAGAGGATTTCCTATTACTTTCACTGGTAATGGAGGTGGTGCAGCAGAACAAATGCGTCTTACTGCACTCGGTAATCTCCACATCGGAACATTCTCATCCGATAGCGGAGAGAAACTCCAAGTCAACGGCACTGCGAAGATAACGGGTGCGTTGACGACAATTGGGGCAATAATAACTGGTACAAATGCAGTTTATTTAAATAGTTATATTAGGGGGGCATCTACTGGGTTTATTGTAAATAATAATGCTGATACTGAAAACAACTTTATAATTTCAGATAATGGAAATACAAGAGTAATTAGAGGTTCATTAACAATAGGTTCAACAGTTGGAACTGGTACTGGTGCTTTATTTGCTGGTGCAGCCACATTCAGTAGTAGTGTGACGGCTAAAGGAACTTTAACTATTGGAGATGCTGGTGTAACAAATGCAATAATAAATTCCGCAGATGGAATGTATTTTAACATTGACTCTGATGCGTCAGGAAGTACACCAGAGTTTATGTTTGGTAAAGGAAGAAGTGGTGCTGGGGCTGGTGGTACTACGTTTATGACAATTACAAACGCAGGTAATGTGGGGATAGGAACGGTGAATCCGACAACTAAGGTTCATATCATTGACAATAATCCATTATCTCTTGGTGATAGTACTGGTTCGCTAACTATTGCTTATGAGTCAGCATCACCTGCCATTGGAATGGGTGGAGGTATGTTTCTTGCTATTCCAGCAAGTGGTGGTTCGTTTTTTAGTACATATATAAAATCTGCAAGAGAATCAGCAGATAGTGCAAATAGTGCAGCAGCTTTGGTTTTTGGAACTCGTATAAATGGTGGCTCTAACACCGAACGTATGCGTATCACAAGTGGTGGTGATGTAGGTATCGGAATGACACCATCATACAAACTTGATGTAACGGGTTCTGCAAGGGTATCAGATGCTATCGCAATCGGCACAACACCAGACACTAACAATCCGTTCAAGATATTGAAAAATATCAACGCAACGGTTGGTATTAAGTTTGAGAATACAAACACTTCATCAAGTGCATTTAGTGCGGTGCAGCTTGGTACGGATGTAAATGGAGGAACAAAGTTCACTAATCTTGTGTATTCATCAAGTGGAATTAGTGCGAGTGGTGTTTATAATCCCGATGGTACATCATTAATCAACAATGGTAACGGAGGTTTGAACTTCTTAGGCAACCCTATTAGAATGTATACGGGTGGTTCAAATGGTGTGCTTAGATGGGATTTAGTGAATGATGGTTATATTACTCATTATTCTGCAACTTCTCCAACAACAAGTGCAGCCGATAGTTATAGACAATACTCGGCTGACGTAACTGCTGGTAACGCTGCTCCACACTTTAGAACTGAAAATGGGGCGGTGATTAAGTTGTACCAAGAAACAACTGCGGTGGGTAACTCAACAATAAGTGTTGGTGGAGGTAATGCGGTGTTAGACGATACGGAGTTTGGTGGCTACACGCTTAGACAAGTTGTAAAAGCATTACAGAATCAAGGTATATTAGCTTAATAAATAAAAAAACAAAACAAAATGGGAGTAAACATTCAACCAGTATCAATCTGGGCAAACGGACAAAGCAAGAGTGCATCAGAATTAGATGCAAGGATTATTTATGATGACTTGGCGACAAGTGCTACGTTCTACTATGAACTAAAAGAAGTAGTAGACGAAGAAGGTGCATCAAGTGGTGGTGCGGTTCTATCGGTAGGAAACGTGGCGATGGATAACGAAGATTATTCAGCGTGGGATAATAGCAACGAACAAGCGTATGCTTATATTGCTGGGAAGTTAAATTTGGTAATTATCTAAATATTTTATATAACTTTACAATAAATTTAAAACTATGGATATTAAAGAACTCAAGGCTCAAGCCTACGATCTACTCGCACAAATGGAGTACATCCAAAAACAATTAGCAGAAACAAATCAGAAAATCGCTGAGGCAATGCAGAAAGATGCTGAACAAACTGCACAATAAAATCCCCATACAAGTCCTTAATGAGTTAGGTGATGTGATGAAGCAATTTGGCATCACCAACTCATTTAGACTTACTCACTTCCTTGCTCAAGTGGCTCACGAGAGTGGGAACTTCCGCTATACAAGAGAGAACCTCAACTACTCTACCGAAGGACTACTAAAAGTCTTTCCAAAATACTTCGATAAAAATACTGCACCACTATACGCAAGGCGACCACAAGCCATTGCCAATATGGTCTATAATGGTCGTATGGGCAATAAGCTAAAGAGCAATGATGGGTGGATGTTTAGGGGTGCTGGATTTATTCAATTAACGGGTCGGACAAACTTTAAAGCATTCTCAGATTTTATAGGTGATCCGAAGATTATGGATGACCCAAGTTTAGTAGCTACAAAATACCCTCTCACATCAGCCGCTTGGTTCTTTGAAAAGAGAGGACTATGGGCAATTTGCGATGAGGGTGTAGACCAAAATATAGTCAAGAAAGTTACATTAAAAGTGAACGGAGGTTACAATGGCATCGCAGACCGCCTCTCCAAAACCAATGTCCTATTTAACATATTAGTATGAGATATTTAATGATTTTAGTATTACTTACGTCTTGCGTAACTACTAAACGGATTGAAAGGTATTTAGAAAAAAACCCCCAAGAAATTGAGAAGGTTTTTATTACTAATGATGTACACGATACAACACTAATTGTCAAGGATTCCTTGATAGTTGAAAGGATTACCGACTCATTCTACACTTGGTTTGCTGATACCCATTACATAGATAGAGTGCGCATAAAGAAGGTATTAGAGCCTTGCAAGGATAGTATCATTATAGTATCAAAGCAGATATATACGGATAGATATAAGAAAGTTTATGAGGCTGCAAAGAAGAACATCGAGGCAAATGATAAGATGCTTAAATGGTGGAGGAAAGGGGCATTGCTAACTTGGGCGTGGATAATACTTATTTGTGGTGTGATTTATATCATCAAACGTAGATGAAGAAAAGCGACATAGTTAAGGAGTATTTGGCGTTATACCCAACAATGAAAGGGTTGACTCTTGCTAAGAAGATTTACGAAGAAAATAAAGAATTATTTGATCACGTTGAGAATGCGAGAAAACTAATTAACTACTATCGTGGATTGTCTGGTAATGGGGATAGAAAAAAGCTAAAGAATAGAACATACCAAGTTGCTCCAAATTACGACACAACAAAAACCAAAATGGAGAAAATCCAAACAAGTGCGAAAGTCCTTATCCTCGACATTGAGACCGCACCCATTAGTGCTTACGTTTGGGGGATTTGGAATCAGAACGTGGGAACGCATCAGATTAAGAGTGACTGGTTCTGCTTGACGTGGGCAGCAAAGTGGTTGTTTGAAGATAAGGTGTATAGTGCCAAACTAAAGCCAGAGGAAGTAGCCAACCAAGATGACAAGAGGATAATGGAGGGGATTTGGAAGTTGGTAAATGAGGCTGATATTGTCATAGCACATAACGCAGTCAAGTTTGACATCCCTCGACTTAATTCAAGATTCATCATAAATGACTTATGTCCTCCCCTTCCGTATCAAATTATCGATACTTTGACTCATATTCGTAGGCAATTTGGGTTTACGTCTAATAAATTAGACTATGTTAACAAGTTGCTGAACCTGGAGCGTAAAAAAGAGACATCTTTTGAGTTGTGGGATAATTGTATGAAAGGGGATAGGAAGGCACTCAAAGAGATGGAGGAGTATAACGTACAAGATGTACGCATACTTGAAGAGACTTATTTGCAAATTAGACCTTGGATCAAACCTCACCCAAATATGGGGTTATTCATCTTGGATGAAACCGAGCATAGATGTCCGAGTTGTGGGTCAAATGAACTTGAGGCACAAGGCAAATGTTATAACACGAGTGCTAACATTTACGAGTTATTTAGATGTGGGAATTGTTCAAGTATATCAAGGAAAAGGCTTGGTACTGCTACAATAAAACAAAAGCGACATCTTCTAATACCTACCGCCAAATGAGGAGGATAAAAGTATTATATACCAAACTTGGTAAGCAAAAGGCTTGGGGATTGGCTCACTCGGATGAGTTGATTGAGATTGACATTCGGCTCAAGGGTCGGAAGGCTATGGAGATATTGATACACGAGATTTGCCATATATTGGCTCCAGAGGATGATGAGGAGGAGGTGATACGCAAGAGTGTCATCCTAACCAAAACCTTATGGCACGAGGGATATAGGCGAATAGATAACACGGAAGATATACCATTGCAGAATGGTGAACCTTGATTGTTTTAAATACGGTATGGTCAAATTCGCCCTTCGTTTCTACGAGGGGCTTTATTTTAGAAGTAAATGCTTTAACAAAACTTTAACACATATATTTTGTGGTTTAAAAATAATCATATAACTTTGATGTCATAACAAATAAGAATACTATGACTGAAATTTTAATTAAAGAGAAACTAAGAGCATTACGAGAATCGAAAGGATTATCTCGTGAAACATTATCTAAGATGGCTAATGTAACAATGCAGACTATTTTTAGAGCAGAGACGGGTGGTAACATTAACCTTAACAACTATCTCAAAATCATCCAAACTTTACAATCCTATGGAGTACATAGCAATACTGGTGATAATGTTAATTACATTTAGTGTAATTTTTATCCCTAATCAATGGGACATCCCAATCAAACCTAAACGCAAACACACCAATACAAAATTTATTATTCCAGCAGAGTTTTGGGTTGAATACAATGAAATGCTACAAGCAATAAATGATATGAATGAGGGTAGTGCAAAGATAGTGTTCTTTAGGCTCAACCAACTCAACGAGAAGTATTGTAGGTTGTATATGAATTACACCTACGATGAGAAAATGACTCAACTTATAGAAAAGTATAACGCAAAGATTAATTATTTTCATAACCGCAAAACCAATTAAAAATGGGACTAAATCAAAGTCAGAACAAAGGAGTGTTTTTATCAATTACTAATGGTAAACTTGTGCGCCAGTTTTCTGCGCCAACAGACAAGTCAGTATCTCGTGTCAACAAAATGGGTCGTGAAGTACACGAGGAGTTCTACGATTCGCTTAGTGGATGGCTAATGGAAATCAAGACCAAAGAGTCTGAGTATGGCAAGTTTTGGGTCATCACCATCAAAGATGAGAATGTATATTACAACTTAGAGTGTAAGTACGATAGCGGTTATGCTATGTCATTTTTGAAAGCATTACCAAATGCTGACCTATCTGAAGTCATTACCTTATCTCCAAAGCTAATCGTGGATGGTGATAAGAAACAATCTGTACTTTTCATTTCGCAAAATGGGAACGGACTCAAGCATTACTGGACTAAGGCTGATCCGAAAGAATTACCTGACTTGCAAAAGATAAAAGTAAAAGGTAAGGAGACCTGGGATTCTACCAATAGGTTAGAATATTTGGAAGATTATGTGAAATTATCTATCTTACCTAAGATTAAACCTACCCTCTCAGATGTAACCGAGGGAGAAGATACACCGTTTTAGTGTTTGGGTTGTATTCGGGGGTTGCGAAGGTTCGCATTTGGAGATAGATTCTCACCCCATTTTTTTTACTCAACAAGTTGAGCAAATTAATGATTTTTTAAATAACTGTGTTTTTCATTAGTGTAGCATACGACCTGATGTTTCTACGTTGGGTCTTTTTTATCAAACTTTATAAACTTTTAACTATGAACAATTATACTATCGACTTAAACAAAAATCGCATCGAGTTTTTAGACTCACGTTTTTATGCCACGCCATCAGGTGGCTACGTTCCTTCAGTCACCACAATCTTAGAGTGCTTCCCAAAGGGTGCAGAGTTTTACAAATGGCTTAAAGAAATGGGAGGTGATGCCGACACCATCCGTGATGAGGCTGGTCGTAGAGGCTCAACCGTCCACGCATTGACCGAAAGGTATGACGATGGAGAGGAAGTGTCTTATTTAGACCATAATGGCTTCCCAGCTTACAAAAATATTGAATGGGCAATGTTTGAAAGGTATGTAGATTTCTGCACTACCCACAAGCCAAGCATTGAAATGATGGAAGCGCACTTTGTGAGTGAGAAGTTAGGCTTTGCTGGGACTTTAGATAGGGTAGTGACCCTAAATGGTAAGAGGATATTATTGGATATCAAGACATCAAATAGTGTGCAAGATAGCTATTGGTTGCAGTTGTCAGCTTATTACGAATTGCTTAGTGAGATTGCAACGGATGTCAAAAGCATTGATGAGGTAGGTATCTTATGGTTAAATGCCAAGACCCGTACAACTGGCAAAGGTGGTGCAATACAAGGAGTGGGTTGGCAACTAATTACCAAGCCAATTAGTGAGGTGTTAAGCTATTGGACATTATTTCAAGCAACCCACCAGCTATGGCTATATATGAACGAGACAACCAAACCAAGACAATTATCTTACACTTTAAAGCATAAGAAATGAGTCACGATTTCATCACCATCGACAACAAAGACACAGTAGTGTATCGCATAGCATCACTACTCCGCTCACGCTCCGAGACTGGCATTCGCAAGTATGGGACAACCCTTGATAGGACTGACTTAGAGGTTAAGCAATGGATTGACCACGCAATAGATGAGTCGCTTGATCACGCATTATATTTAATGAAACTTAAAGATGAATTAAATAAATAAATATGGCAAAACACATACTAAATAGAATAGGCTTAGAATCAAATATAAAAAGAAAGGTAAAGGTATATGACGTTGAAAAGAAAAAACTTATATATGAATTTGATTCACTGTTAGAAGCAAGTAATTTTTTAGGTGTTAAAAATGTTGCTGCATATATAAATCAAAAATGTAAATGTTATAAAAACAATTTAGGAATAACAATATGTTTCAGATAAACAAATAAACTATGGCACAACATACGGCAGTTAATTGGATTTTAATAGAATTACAAAATAAGTTTCCTAAAGAAATAGGTAATACGTATGAGTCTAATCAGTTTTTGTTTGAGTATTTATTTGAAAAAGCAAAAGCAATGGAACGGGCGCAGTTGAGGAAATGTTACGAACACGCTATGTTAGCATTGTTAGAAACGGGTCATGGTGATTCGTTTGAAGATTATTATAATAAAACATTTAAAAATAAAATATGGCACAACAAACAGACAACCCAGTAGACGAAAACGGCTATCCTGTGTATGGTACATTTAGACAACCAACAAAACAACAAACGGCAGTAGAGTGGTTATGGAGATGGCAAATGGATAACGAATTTGCATCATTTAAAGAAGGTGTAGATGCCTATAAAAGGGCCAAAGCAATGGAGAAGGAGCAGATACTAAATGCTTATGGAGATGGGCAAGCAAATGGAATAGAGTGTCAGACAAAATTATCTAATGGTTATGATTGTAATGTAATTACTTCAATTCAATACTACAATGAAACTTATAACAAATGACTAGATTAATAGCATACATATTTATTTTAATTATTACTGTAATAGTTTGGTTCTTCTTTTTTTATGGTGTTATTAAATTCTTACAAGAATGCAGTTGCGAGACTATCAAATAAAGTTGTCTGATAAGGCAACACAGATATTAAATGATTATGGCTTGGTTTACCTTGCTATGGAGGTAAGAACCGGAAAGACCCTAACCGCCTTTGTTACGGCACATAAGTTTGGTGCTAAGAGGGTGTTGTTTGTAACAAAGAAGAAAGCCATTGATGACATCATTGCTCAAGGCAAGAAGATGGGGTTTGACTTAGAGATTTATGTAACTAATTATGAGCAGTTGCATAATGTGAATGAAGAGTTTGATCTTGTCATAATCGATGAGGCACATTCATTAGGAGCATTCCCAACACCATCACTTAAAGCAAAAGAATTAAAACGTATATGTAATGGAAAACCAATCATCTTCCTATCGGGGACGCCCACTCCCGAAAGCTTCTCTCAGATCTTCCATCAGACCTGGGTATCGTCTTTTAGTCCTTTTAAAGATTACAAAAATTTTTATGGGTGGGCAAAAGATTACGTTGACATACGCAAAAAATATTTGTATGGTAAAACGATTAATGATTACTCAATGGCAAAAAGAGAACTTATTGAAGAAAAGACGAACCATTTATTCCTTGCCTTTACCCAAGAACAAGCTGGGTTCACGGAACTTGTGAAGGAAAATGTTTTATATGTTAAAATGGAAGATAACACTTACAAGTTTGCAGAGCGGCTTAGAATTGATAAAGTTATCACCAACAAGGAAGGAAATAGTGTTTTAGGAGATACTGCGGTAAAGCTAATGAACAAACTACACCAAATTTATAGTGGATCGGTAATTATAGATGCACCAGAGCGATACGGCAAGGTGTTTGACTATACCAAGGCAGAATTTATCAAGCAATATTTTGCTGGGAAAAAGATTGCCATTTTTTACAAATTCGCAGCCGAGCAAATGGCTATCAAATGGGTGATGGGTAAGTGTTATGACGATCCCAACGAGTTTAATAATGCTAATGATGGTTGCTTTATATCTCAGATAGTTAGTGGTAGGGAAGGAGTGAATTTAAGCACTGCTGATGCGCTTGTGTTTTATAACATTGACTTTAGTGCGACAAGTTACTGGCAAAGTAGAGCAAGGATACAAACCAAAGATAGGACCAAAGAGGCGCAGATATATTGGATATTTAGTGAAGGTGGAATAGAGGATAAGATATATAAGGCAGTTATGGATAAGCGAGACTATACAACCTCCTATTTCGTAAAAGATTTTGGTCTTTAACTTATTTATAACATTTGCCTTTTTATATTTGTCTAAACAAACTCAAACACTATGTCACAACAACAACACTTGACTCGCAAACTCGACTGCACGATTGCTTACTTACCAAAGTATTTAGGATTATCAGATGACTCTTATGAAATTAGAGCCGAGGTTGAGGATTTAAGATGCTTTTGGTATAGCGACTACTCAGCGAACCACAACCAAGCATATTTTGAGGTTGGTCACATTAGAACGGATTTTTTCGTAAATTTTCAAATACCTTTGGATGAACTCACCCAAGACGAGATTGCAATGCTAAAGGTTAGATGGGTGTGTTATGAGGATGCTGATACGTTGTATGGTAGTGTGCCATTTACAACTGACAACAACACAATACCAGAGGTTGATTTTGATGTGGAGGTAAAAGGTGGTATAATACAACCAATAGAACTAATTTTTCACGTTGACCAAGGATGGTTGCAAATTAAATAATATGAGGCACGGATCATTATTTAGTGGTATTGGTGGATTCGACCTGGCTGCCGAATGGATGGGATGGGAAAATGTGTTTCATTGCGAATGGAATAAATTTGGACAACAAGTATTAAAATATTACTGGCCTAAAGCAATAAGTTATGAGGACATCACTAAAACAGACTTCACTATTCACCGAGGTAGCATTGACATCCTTACCGGAGGATTCCCTTGCCAACCATATTCAAGTGCAGGAAAGCGACTCGGCAAGGAAGATGAGAGACACCTCTGGCCGGAAATGCTTAGAGCAATTAGAGAAATTCAGCCAAGTTGGGTTGTGGGCGAAAACGTACGCGGACTTACTAATTGGAATGGAGGGTTGGTATTCGATGAGGTGCAAGTTGAGTTGGAAGCTGAAGGCTACGAAGTCCTCCCGTTTTTACTTCCAGCTTGTGCCGTCAACGCACCACATAGAAGAGATAGGATTTGGTTTGTTGCCCACTGTTACAGCAATGGACTCAACGAACGCAACGGCAACAATGAAGTCAACACAAGTAAAGGAAGGCTCAATGCACTCGGTGACATTAAGCAGAGCAATGGCGATGGGGATGTTGCCGACACCTTGTGCGAGAGATACTCAAGGACCACAAGCAATGGAATACAAAAAATGGAAAGGATTGCCACACAATGGAATGCAATCAGTTCCAGGAGTAGTCAGGGAATTAACTGGGTCAACTTCCCAACTGTCGCCCCAATTTGTACTGGAGATGATGGGCTTTCCGACCGATTGGACAATATTACCTTTCCTAAATGGAGACAAGAGTCAATAAAGGCTGGAGGCAACGCAATAGTCCCACAAGTAGTACATCAAATATTTAAAGCAATAGAAGAATATGAAAGAATCACAACTCCAAACACAAATTAAAAACAGACTAACCAAGCACGGATGGTTGGTGGTCAAGATTATCAGTTCATCAATGAATGGCATCCCAGACCTTATGTGCATTCGCAAGGGTGTGGTGATATTTTTAGAGGTTAAGACCGATGTCGGAGTGGTTGCGCCACTACAAGAGTATGTAATGAAAGTTTTAAATAGCCATCAAGTACATAGTAGAGTAGTAAAATCGGTAGAAGATATTGATGTTTATTGTCATAAAACATATTAATAAATGCACACTAAATACTTAGACTTTGGAGTTAATGTTATTGCGGTTAATGATAAGAAACAAGCAATATTCCCGTGGAAGGATTATCAATCCAAGCAAATAACGAAAGATGAATTAGAGAAGCAAATGGCTGATCCACGAGCTAAAGGAATCGCAGTAATTTGCGGAGCAGTTAGTGGAGGACTTGAGGTTATTGACATTGATACGAAGTATGAAACTTTCCCACTTTGGGAACAGATTAAGACTAAGATACCTCAAGATATTTTTGATAAGTTACACATTGTTGAGACTAAGAGCAATGGCTACCATCTTTATTATAAATGTGAGGAGATAGAAGGCAACCAAAAGTTAGCACAAAGGCTGCCGACAAATGAGGAGTTGAAGTCATCCCCACAAATCAAAACTTATTGCATCATCGAGACAAGAGGTGAGGCTGGGTATGTGGTGGCGCCGCCATCAGAAGGCTATACCATCGTGCAGAAAGGTATTAATATTATTACCATTGAAGAGAGGTCGACATTGTTTGAAGTGATGCGCAGTTTTAATGAAATAATTGAGGAGCAAATAATTGAAGCGCATCAGCGACCAAGCACGAAGGATTATGGTGTATCGCCATTTGAGGATTATAACAAGAGAGGGGATGTGTCGGCATTATTGCAGTCACACGGATGGACAATAGTGAAGGAGAATAGTGAGAGGGTGTATTATTTACGACCAGGTAGCAAGGCTGAACATAGTGGATCATACAATAAGAGCTTAGGCTTGTTTAGTGTATTCTCTGTCAACACACCATTTACTCCTCAGAAGGGTTATAGACCCGCTATTGTTTACGCTATACTTGAACACAATGCAGACTACAAAAAAGCAGCCAAAGCACTCCTCGAGCAAGGCTACGGAGAAAAAAAAACCTCAGACCGACTCGAACGAACTCTTTTTAATAAAAAGCAAAATGGAGCTACAAAGGACGAACTGGTATCGCTCCTCGTCCAGTCCCATCGGAAATCTGTCTCGGATGCAACGGAAATGGTAGATAACCTTGAGCAAAGGTGGGGCGAGCAAATTTGCACCTTTTGGGATGTATCCGAACAAGATAGGCTCACCATCAACCGCTATAAGCTGCAAGTGTTTCTAACCACAGTAGGAGGCTTTAGGCTTTATTTCTATGACCAAAATAGCACGATTTATAGATTGGTAAGGATAAAGGATGGTTTTGTAGAAGAGTCCTCCACAGAGCAAATAAAACGCTTTATAAAGGATTATATTGATAGGCTACCTGATAGTTTTGATGGTGGAATTACGCCACAAGATCTACTTGAACACATCTATCGTGGTGCATCAGCTTTATTTTCTGATGCTTTCTTTGAGTTTTTTGATAGGGCAGATATTAATTTTCTGCAAGACGCACAAGATACTTCCTACTTCCCATTTAAAAATGGTGTGGTGTGTGTTAGTAAGAACAAGATAGAACTCAAGACGTATGGTGAATTAAACAAATTTGTTTGGAAAACACAAATCATCGACCACCATATTTATGTTGATGATGGCTCGATAAAATTAGAGGAGATTGAATATTATAAATTTTTGCATTATATCAGCGGTGAAGAGTCAGAGAGGCTTATGTATGCCATCACACTGATTGGATACTTATTACATACCTATAAAGACCCCTCCCGCCCGTTCTCGGTTATTCTTGCTGAAGAGACTGAGAATGAGGCTAATGGAGGAGGCACTGGTAAGGGGATTTTTGTAAAGGCTCTTGGGCATCTTAGTAACCTGGTTCGTGTTGATGGTAAGAACTTTAAGGTAGATAAGAACTTTGCCTTTCAGAGGGTAGATCTTGATACAAGGATTCTTGCGATTGAAGATACTCGTAGGAACGTAGATTTTGAGGGTTTTTATAGCATTATTACTGAAGGAATTACAGTTGAGAAGAAGAATAAGGATGAGCTTTTTATCCCTTATAAGGATAGTCCCAAGGTTATGTTTACGACCAATTATACCATCCCTAATATGGGCAATCACGCTAAGAGGAGGCAGAAGGTGTTTGAATTTTCGCCATACTTCGGAGCTGGTAAGACCCCTGAAGATGTGTTTGGACATAAATTATTTGAAGATTGGGACAAGGATGAGTGGAATAGGTTTTTTAATTTGATGTTTAACTGCGTTCAAATCTACCTTGAGAGTGGTGTTTTGGCAGTCGAAAATTCGGATAAATTGCTAAGAAAACAAGTCCGTGTCCAGTTCTCGGAGGAGTTTTTAGAGTACTTTTTGGGGGTCATTGAAGAGAAGGGAGTGTGGATAAGTAAGGAGCAAATGTATAATGATTTTTTAAATATGACGGGTTTTGAGAAGAAAGAATACTCGATGAAAAGGTTTTCTAAGGCGATTGACGAATCGTGTACTATTTTAAAAATCGTGTACCAAAGTACGCGATCGAAGGCTCATAATAACAAAAAATGTGTGAAGTTTGTAGAGACTGATTTGGTAGAACAAGTATTATGATACAAAAATCACTTTTGGGTACACGATTTTGGTCTTGGGTACACGATTGGTACACGATTAGTACACGATTAAAGTCCTGATAATCAGTCCGGTACACGATTTACACGATTTTTCTATGTTTTTTCTATGCCCACCTTTTTTTTGGCAAAAAAATATAGGAGTGGGTGGAGTAAGGAAAATGCTGAAAATCGTGTTATCGTGTACCATAGGAATCGGAGATTCTATGTTTTCACTCAAAGTGTGTAACTTATGTTTAAGGTTTTTTGTTAGGTTTTTATTGATAGTTATCAACATTGTAAATTATTTTAAAAAGTATATATATGGTTAATTTAAGTAATGTAATGGAAGCGGTAGTTGAGGTAAGTGGTGTACCATCTTATCAGGTTATTGGGAAGAGTAGAATGAGAGAGATTGCAATGGCTAGGCATTTGTTTTGCTATATGGCTCGAGTGCATACCAATGCTTCACTTTTGGCTATTGGGGAGTTTTTGTCGGGTAGGGACCACGCAACGGTGATGAACTCGGTTAAGGTATCAAATGATATGATCGACACCGATTATGGGGTTTTTGTCGATATGGTTAATGAATGCTCGAACCATATTACCAAGAATTGGAAACAAGATTTCACTTTCAGTGTAACAATCCCTTATGGTGTTGAATACACCAAAGTCAAAGCTGCGCTGGAGGTTTTTGGGGTGGAAATAAAATAATTTTATGGGGTTTTTGTCAACCACATTAGAAAGCTTTTGGTACACAAGATTTTTGTCCGACATAGATTTTTGTCTATGGGGTTTTTGGCGGATCTATCCGAAAATGGCGGTTGGGGTTTTTTGGCAATATTGTTCACTACGTTCACAATAGATTTTTGGCACTACCTAAGTACACCTAATTAGGTGCCATTAGGTATGCAATACCTTTGCAACATATTGCGAAAATATATCAATTAATTATAAGGCTATTTTTAGGCTTATTAAGGGCTTTTATTTCTTAGGCATATCAACATATTACTTTTGCTTTAATTTGTCTCAAATTGGCTTAAAATTGCATCTAATTAAATTAGATGTTATTCAAGCTGCAAAATTTATCAAAATAAGCATCTTCCTCAGCTTGTATAAATTGCTTTGTGGCAATTGCTTCGCTTTCTTGCTCCTGGAACTGTTTAAACTCCTTAGAGTGCATTGAATAAGCTTTACCACTCGATAGTAAAATTTTTTCACCTGGCATAATTAGGCGCAATGTTCCAGCGCATTTAGTTTTAAACTTGTTTCTAATGATAGGCATAAAATTGAAATTTAGTGGGGGCTTATGCTGGTATCGAACCAGCTTCGCACATTGCTATAAACCCAAAAAATAACCAGCTTTATTGCTGGTTACTTTTGTCGAATATTGCGCTAATTTGCTCTAAGTATGTCTGTTCCTTAGGGGTTATTTCATCCCAGAATGCAACACAAAACGCGGGAAAAGGCAATTTTAATCTTTGTGTTTTAGGGATGCGCTGATATTCTTCTTTTAATGCGTCGTAATTTGAACAGATGAAATTGTAAATTTCCTCAGCTATTTTTGTTCTGTTTTCCATATTAGTTTATTACAAAGTTTGAAATTTGCTTTTTTGCTTTACCTTTCGCAATTAACCCGACAATACAATTTTTTGGATCGAATACCCTAAGATCTGACAAATCGCCATTAATAACCGGTAAACCTTTGTATGTTGCTGGTAATTCATTACGGAAAACAACAGCAATATTTGCGCCCAATTCAATCGCCTGGTTTACTGTTGAGTCGTTACACTCAGAACGTGAAAAAGTTAAATGATAGCGTGAACCTTTGTACTTTTTCACGTGGTTAATATTTTTGGTATAGTCGTAAAAAATTAGATCGCTGTAAAATTCATCTAAAAAGTTAATGCCTGTATACCTAAGCAATAACCCTAAATGATCGACGTCGCTGGTGCCGTTTAAACGTATAGCAATATTTTTATTTTCTGTTATTGCTTGGTCGTGTATCTTTAATAGTTCGTTTCCTAATTGCAAATAAAACGCTTCGCGTTCGTCGCGCCAAAATTCTGTCTTTCTTATTCGTCCTTTTTGTACATTGCTAAATGCTCCGCGACCTGCAGTGTACAAACATACCTTTTCGCATTCTGGTGAAGCAAAGGGACAAAGATTAATACCTTGAACTGTTCGAGCTGGTGCAAGGTATAAAATGAATGTTTTTAGTTCGTTTTTACTTGTCTTGGCGTTACTTTTACCAGGGCTTAATAAATTAGCAATTTTAGTTTTTTTAGTCTTATTGCGTCCTGCATCTGCAATAGTTGTGAAATTTTGTTTCATATTAGTGTAGTTTAAAAAGTTATAAATTTTCAATATAGTTAACTAGCTTAAGTGAAGCAATAAAATAAAGTAAAAAAAGAATAAGTTGAATAGTACTTTTGCGAATTCTCATTAGTAGTTAATTTTAATTGTTTCTGTAGTTTCTGTAGATCTTGCTTCGATAATTGCAAAGCTTGGATCAATACCTTTGTAGTTTTCAGTAAGCTTACCTAAATTTTCCTTAGGTACTAAAGTTGCATAAATTAAATTGATAACCGGCTTACCTGTACTGCAGTCAATTGGCTTAAAATTTTTTTCGCCGTTAAATTTTGCGTAAAGTCGATAATAAGTAGTTAATTGTTTCATGTGTGTAGTTTTTTAATTGTTTAAATTAAGTTCCAATTGATAAGGTTAATCAATACAATAACAGTGTAAAATAAGACGGTGAAGATTAATGACTTTTTCATGTGTGTGTTTTTTGTTTAGACAAAGATAAAGTAATTAATCAATACAAAGTACAATTGTCTATACTTTTTTTATATATTTCTTTAATTAATCTATAATTAGTTAGTTATCAACATAATATTAATAAATATATTATAAGTTTAATTTGGTTAATTAGTAATTTTAGGTTAATTAATGACAAAGAAAGGCTTTTATATATCGAAGCAAAGGAAAAATGAATTGATTTTAAATATCAACGCGCCTGACTTTATCGAGTATTTAAATACAATTAATAAGGTTAACGGGTGGTGCAAGTTTAGAATATATGAAAGAGAGAAAGCTGCAAGTAATGGGTTGACTCATAATATGGAATTGATACAATTTAAGGAAGATAAAACGGATGTTTAAACATTAACTGTTTATTCAGATTATTTCAGTTTATGGAACTAAAGCAAGATGAACCAATAAAGAAAAAGAATGGAGGCGCAAGACCAGGAGCTGGAAGAAAGCGCAAGATGGAGGAGCATGAATTGATAGAGCGACTTTATCCAATGGCTGATACTGCTTTCCGTGTATTGAATGAGAAGATTGCACAAGGCGATATGAAAGCAATACAGATCTTTTGCAGTTACTTTATTGGCTTACCAACTCAAAAAATAGAAAACAAAATCGAGGGACAGCTAAACAGCGTGAAGATAGACGTAGTCAAGCCGCAAATAGTGAAAGAAGAGGTAATGTGTAACTAACTGAATATAAATAGATTAACGCTCTATTTATCATAATATACCTTATAAGGGTTTTTTATGGCAAGGTGGCAAAAGTGGTGTAAGTGGTTGATAATGAGCAAGATACAATGAGGGGGACTTAAAGAAAACGAAACCAGGCCGAGGCGGGGTAAATCTCCAAGAATGATAACCCTAAATCGACTATCTAACTTTTGATAAGCAACTTATAACTTAACAAAATACTGATAAAAGTAAGACTATACGATGACACCCTTTTATACCCTACTTTTCAAACTGATAAACTAATACTCAAATTTTATTTTTTCTATGGATGCAACACTTAAAACTAACAAGATATTTGAGATACTCACGGAGTCTGACAAGAGGATAACGGTAATGCAAGGAGGATCTCGTAGTGGTAAGACTTATAATATCTTAATTTGGTTCATTGTTAAATTATTACAAGAGAATGGCAAGACCTTAACGATTGTGAGGCAATCGCTTCCGAGCATTAAGGGTACTGTTCTACGTGATTTTATAGATATACTATCCCGTCTTGGTATTTATAGTGAGGATAATCACAACAAGACGGACCAAATTTATTCTTTGAATGGCAATATAGTGGAGTTTGTATCGGCAGATCAACCTCAAAAGATTCGTGGTCGTGCAAGGCAGTATTTATTCTGCAATGAGGCTAACGAATTGACGTATGAGGCTTGGATGCAGTTGATTATGAGAACTGAGGGTAAGATAGTGATTGACTATAACCCTTCTGACTTATCATCTTGGATTTACGATTCAGTTATTCCAAGAGATGATGCGGATTTTCATATTACAACTTTCCGTGATAACCCATTCTTACCAGCAGAGCTTATAACAGAGCTTGAGAGGTTAAAAGATGCAGACCCAAACTATTGGACCATCTATGGATTGGGAGAGAGGGGACTGAGTCAAGACTTAATATACTCGCATTGGAAAACAACGGAGAATATGCCAGAGGGCGGAGAGGTGGTGTACGGATTGGACTTTGGGTTTAACGTGCCTACTGCATTGGTGAAGGTTGTGTTCCACGAAGATGCTGCATATTGTCAGGAGTTGATATATGAGCCAAAGATGACAACTGATGATGTGGTAGAGAGATTAAAGACTTTAGGGATTGAGAAGTGGGATGATTTGTATTGTGATGCTGCCGAGCCGAAAACGATTGAGAGTATAGTGAGGGGAGGGTTCAATGCCAAACCGGCTAACAAGGATGTGACGGAGGGAATAAAGACGGTAAAAGCGACACCATTGTTTATTCACCAAGATAGTGTAAATTTGTTAAAGGAAATAAAAAACTATCGTTGGAAAACTGACCGCAATGGAAACAAACTTGATGCTCCCGTGAAGTTTAATGACCATATTCTTGATGCACTTAGATACGGCATATTTAGTAAATTAACTATCCCAAGTGTTACTTGGGGTGCAATATAAATATAGATGGGTTTATTAGACATATTCAAAAAGAAAGCGTTAAATCCTAACCAGAACGTAACAACAAATATTAGGGGCATCAACGGAGCGTTGTTACAAGAGTATGAGAATGGTAAGTATGTTTACGAGGGATATTTAGGTAATGCGGATGTGTATAGCATCGTGTCATTCCTTGCACGTAAAGCGGCATCAATACCTTGGTACGTTTACAAAACAAATAATACAGAGAAGGGAAGAACATCATTACTTCGCTATAAGCAACTAACAAAAGGCTTAGGCAATCAAGGTGCGTTTGAGAGAGCGGTGATAGAGAGGAAGAACGCATATAGTGAGAATATTGTGATGAACTCTGAATTAGCGAGACTATTAGAAAGACCGAATGAATACCAAGCACAAGACCAATTCCTCGAAAACTTATTTGGTTATAGATTTTTATCAGGAGAAGGTAATATTTACGGCAATGATGGAAAGGTGGGCGGTAAGTTCGTTGAGCTTAACGTGCTTCCAACACATTTCTTGGACATCTACCCCGACCCTAACGACCTCTATGGACTCGTTGGGTATAGACTTATGGTGGACAGAGGAATAGACATTCCGAAGGATCAAGTATGTGCTTGGAAAACTTGGAACCCAGACTTTGATGCAACTACAAGAACGCACTTGCGTGGGTTGTCACCATTACGAGCTGCATACAAAACACTTCGTATGAGTAATAATGCTGCTGATGCGAGTGCGATGATGGCAGCAAATGGTGGAGCAAAGGGTGCAATTACTCCTAAGCCATTAGGAACGATAGTGCCAAACTTCACAATAGAACAAGCAAATATAATTAAAAGAGCAGTGAATGAGGACATCAACACTGTGGACAATAAAGGCAAGGTTGCGGTATTGCAAACTCCGTGGGACTATTTAAACTTTGGGTTGTCAAGTGTCGATATGGAGCTGGTAAAAACAATGCAGATGAGCCTTCATCAGTGGTGTAGGGTATTTGGAATGCCAGCGGTATTGTTCGATGTTGACACGTCATCATACAACAACTACCAAAATGCAATGCGTGACCTAATTACCAACACGATTATGCCAATGTGTTGCTCATTGAGAGATGAGTTGAACAAATGGCTCGTGCCAAGATTTGGAGAGGATGTATTTATTGACTTTGACATTACTGCTCTTCCTGAGATGCAGCAAGATATGGAGAGGATGGTTCGTTCTCTTCGTGATGCAAACTGGCTAACAATGGATGAGAAGAGAGTAGCGATGAACTATTCTAAGAAAGAGGGTGCGTGGGATATGAGTTATATCAATCAAGGACTTGTACCAATTACACAAGTAATGATGGACTTAAGCATAGCTGATGATAATAGCAACGACAACAGACAAAGAGATATGGGCGATCGTGATGACGAGATTTCCGAAAATCCCTACGGAAATGACGTGCCTAACGGAGAGAACAATGAGGATGCAAGTGAGGATGTCGTATAAAATAAAACTGACTGATGAACGCAACGCAGCGAGGGACATATTGGCTGAAGGTGGAGAGGCTGCGAAGAACTCTTGATAAGAAATATAGTTCTTTGTTTTTTGGAGTATTAAAGGGTGAGTTAGAAAACTTTGCGAGAAGTGTTAGAAGAGATGG